CTAAAATTCATATTTTAGTGCTTGTCTTATTTTCTCACTAAGAATACTTATGATGTCTTCTTTCGTTTTTATTATTATATCTTTGTCTGAAATAATTCTTTCCAAATCTATAATTCTCTGAATTAGATATTGACAATATTGATTACTTTCTTTTTCAATATAATCAAATGTATAAACCTCTACTGTACCATCAGGTTTGATAACTTGTTTATAACCACCTTCCTTAAACGAAATGTTGAATGTGTTTCCTACATTTGAATACGTAGATTTGTTATCTCCTTGTATAGAGCCACAATTTAGGCTAACATCACATTCGTTCATTTTACATGCTTTTAGTATTAATCTATAAGCATATAAAACGTTTTTTAAGGAGTATTGTTTATTAAATGCGTGTATTATTTTATCTTAGCTTTTAAATTTTCAATTATTTCGTTTTTGGTTTCAATAGTCTCATTTTTTGCTTGTATAATATCATCCTTTTCCTTCAATCGAAGTTCAAGAAGTTCTATTTTTTGTTTTAAAAACTCTGTATCTTCATTAGAGGTATTTCCGACATTATTATACGTAGAACGATTATTTCCCCCAATGGAACCAAAATTTTGACCATAGTTCATATTTTCGTCTTTGCTTATATGGAAAACTTCATGTATTTTCTTCCCCATGCTCTCATTATATGGTACACGACCGTTTATCATATCAGATAAATATGTGCTTTTTACCCCCAGTCTTTCAGCAATTTGACTTTGATTCAAATTGAATTCATATTTAATTCTGATTATTATGTTTTTAAAATCTTGATTTATAGGCATAAAACATATTTTAACTATATTAATATGAAAATAATTCGTATTTGATATGAATTATATGAATAAACTTCATATATTTGCATCATCAATCATCCAATCACGATACAAAGATAGAAAAAAGGTTGGTACTATAAAATAGTATAAACGCATTAAAAATAAAAGTTATGAAAGCAAGAGATTACAGATTGGTAATAAATGGCAAATATAACAGACGCGCCATTATGCAGAAAGCTTGGGCTTATATGAAGCAGAACAAGGCTTTCAAGTGGTATTCTTTTGCTAAGGCTTTGAAAGATGCTTGGACGGATGCAAGTTTGAAAATGGACGAGTATAAGGCACAGGTAAATCCAATTTATACCGACTATCCGAAGCCTGCCAATAACTTTAGACAAGCCTTTATCGACTTGCAACCGACATTGAGATACTACGATAATTCTTGGCGATAACATTAACGGTAAAAGATATGAATATGAGCAGATTAACAAAACAGATAATAATGTTCGTTGCTGGTATGATTGCATTTTTCTTCGTACTTGGTATTGTGGGTAAATGTGACTATCAAGAAACTGTAATGCAAAACATTTCTTGTGCTGCGTACAATGAGATTGTAGAGAAAGTAGGTAATGATACTGATAACGTGATAGAAGAGTATAGGCAACATCAGTCTTACTACGATAGCATTGAATAATTCATGATAACCTTGCTGACGAACTGAACGGCATCCAGTAGCGAGAACTGGGCAGGGTTCTTTGATTAAGCTCTTTGAAATATTGTAAAGCCCTTTGTAGCGTAATTCATAAACTATGAAGGTCAACCAAAGATAATGAACGCACATAAGCAAGTTGGAGCTTGTGAGCTGTGCAATGTTTAACAATTAGCAGAAAACACCGCAAAAAAATCGTCTCAGAGCAGTAAGCATACAGGTTAGGCGTCTGTACTGTTTTCGACAATATAGCCTTACAGACAGCTAAAGACTGGCAACCGATAGCGAGAATCGGGTAGGGCACAACACCGCAGAAAAGGTTAGCGCTATTACCGTATAAAAAGCCGCGAGGGATACAAAGTACACGTTACCCCTTTACCCTTATACGGGCGGTCGTTTTTTAGATTTTAAAAAGAACAAATCTACTAAGTTCGTTTAGGTTTTCTTCGGGTAGTCTGTGAAGATAGCCCGAAGTGTTTTTAGGGCGTTCGGTGTAATGGCTAACACACCTCATTTGAGGAGACTGGCGGTTCGAATCCGTCAACGTCCACCAATCATTTTAATATAACATTTATGGAAAAAGTAGAAAGTAAAGAGAAAATGAGAAACTTGAAGAAAGGAGCTTCAATAAAGCTACCTATATCTTCGCTTGAGACAATTCGTAATAATGTGTCTCTTCTGAATGCTAAACATCTTCTTGAAGGGAAAAAATGGACTTCAAAGTCTTATCCCAAAAAGGGGATTGTTATTGTGACAAGAATGTCATAATTTTTAACTCGCACGATTATGAACCGAATATTTACAGAGCTTACACCTGAGTGCGAAATAACAGCGCGAATGTATGCACAAGGGTATGAGAAAAAGGAAATTGCCAATCTTAAATGCCGGGCGGTCAGCACAATTAATAATCAGTTACAAAAGGCTTTTGAGATATTGCATGTACGTAATGGAAGGGAACTTGCTACAATGCTTCACGAAAGGATATCCGGAATTAAATTTACTATGGACTTTTCGCCTATAATGCGTTCTGCGGTTGCTTGTTGTTTGTTGTGTGTATTCTCTCTTTCAATTTATCATGAACAAAGTGATATGAGAAGGTCAAGAAGGGTTAGAATAGAAATAATGGAAAGAGTTAGGAGGTTATAATGAATATAGAGGATCTTCAATCTATAATGATTGACAGTTATCAGGTTGGATATATGGAAGCCATAAAATCTTATGAACCGTCACAAGATAGTATCAGATTAAGAGAGGTGAAAAAGTGGTTGAAAATGATGAAAATAGACTTGAAACGGTTTAATATTCTTGTTCAAAAAGATATTATCAAACCATTTCGTAAAGGTCAAGGGAAGAACTCACCTCTTTACTTTTCAAAAACGGAAATTAAGCAGGCTCTTTCAGTTGCTAATGTTAGCAGAATACTTGCAAGAGATAAAGTTAAATCAGTAATTAAAAAGAATGATTATGAATGAACTTAATTTATATCAAAAGATACAAGCTGTTTCCAATGAAATAAAGAACATCGAGAAAAACATGACCGTTGGAAAAGGGAATTATGCCTATAAAGCGGTACAGGACATAGATGTCACTCTTGAAGTGAAAGAAGCAGAAACTAAATTCGGGCTTGTCAGTATTCCCGTCAAACAAGAACTTGTAAAATCTGATATTATAAAGATTGTAAAAGACGGTGGTGGAGAATCCATACAATATATGGATATCGTGAAAATGACACTACGCATCATTAATCTTGAAAAGACAGATGAATTTATAGACGTAGAAAGTTTTGGTCGTGGTCTCGACCCTGGAGATAAGGGTTTTGGTAAGGCTTCGACTTACGCAAGGAAATACGCTCTTCTGAATGCTTATAAAATTGCTACTGGTGAAGACCCTGACGAAAACAAATCAAAGGAACAAATACCTGTAACAGTAGATGAAATCAAAAATGCTGTTATAAACTACATGATGCTTGACAACGAATTTACACAAAATATTCTTTCTTATTTCAATGTTGGAAGTTCTGAGGATATGAGTGCTGAACAGTTTAAAATGGCTTACAATAATTTAAAAAAGAAAGGTAAGATATGATAGAAACGATGTATATTGGTAGTGGCGATATTCACGCCTTGATGAGTGGGAAAGAAACCAAGTCCCATTCATCATTAATGCAGCGTTTTGTCAGCGGTGTAAAACCTAATTATAACGCTTATGCAAGTCCGATAGACGCTCTACGTACAGGTGCTATTCTTGAGAATAGATACCTTCTTACATTGCCCGATAATTATTTCACACAATATGTCGTGACGTCAGAGGAAATGGATGTGTTCAAGTGTAGTTTGGATTTCGCAAAAATTGAAAAGGGGAAACTCGTAGATTTCGATGAGTTGAAAACTCTTGCGCTTTCTGATTACCTTGAATTTATTGAACCTATCAAGCATGACAATAATTCCCTTGTTGATTATGTAAAGAAGAAACACAAGTCTTACTACAACCAAGTGCAGGAACAGCTTTACTGTACAAGGCTTGAAAGTTGCAATCTTGTTTTTCTCTCTGTCACATCCTATGATGATAGTTATAATTGGAATAGGGTAATCAAGTCCAATGAGTATTGTAAAGTAAGAATCACTCGTGACGAGAAAGCTATCTCTAAAATAAGAGAGAGAGGTTTCATATTTCAGCAGATTAAAGACTTTTATACTAAATAATTATGGCAAATACATTGACAGGAAAGATTTTACACATCTATCCTACCCAACAAATACCATCCAAAGATGGTAGTAAAACCATCCTCAAAAGAGGAATAGTAATAGATTGTACGCGATTTGACCCATATACAGGTGAAAAAAGCAGCTTTGAAAATACTCCCATGTTAGAGTTTATCGGTGACAGATGTGCCGATCTTGACAAGTACCAAGCTGGGCAAGCAGTCACCATCTCATTTGACGTACAAGGCACACGCTACCGTAACAAGGATGGTGTAGAGCAGACATTTACTCGTGTTCAACCATATCGGATTGAACTAAGACAAGCATCGCAGCAATCCGTACCAGTTCAACAACCGCCGCCACAACCGACATATCAGCAACCGCCGCCACAACCGACATATCAGCAACCGCCGCAGAATTTCCCGCCACCTTATAATAATGATAATCCACCATTCTAATTATGCTATTCGACTTAAAAAATGAATACCAAATACCAAAATTCAAAGAATATGTAAACAAGTTGTTTAAAGAGCGTGCAGTAGTTGAATTGAAAAAGAAACTACCTAACCGTACACTTGCCCAAAACAGCTACTTGCATCTTCTTTTAGGGTATTTCGGTAGTGAATACGGTTGCAGCCTTGACGAAGCAAAAATAGATTTTTATAAAAGGATTTGTAATCGTGATTTGTTTGAGCGAAAGGCGGTCAACAAGAAAGGCAATGAAGTAACTTATTTGCGCAGTTCTGCCGAGCTGACAACAGGTGAAATGACTTTGAGTATTGACCGTTTCCGTAATTGGAGTGCATCAGTGGCAGGTATCTATCTGCCGGCTGCGAATGAACATCAAATGCTGATATACGCCCAGCAGGAAATACAAAGAAATCAAGAATTTATTTAGTTATGATAGAAACAAGAAAAACAGAAATCAGGTATGTGACATCTGACCCGAAAAAGATGCTCAACATGTACCTTGCAAAACGTGTCCTCAAAACATGGGAGGAATCTTTCATTGATGAAGATACAGGTGAAACAGTAACCATCGAACGGAATGAAATTCTTTTTGACCGTGGCACGCTGATAGACCAAGACACTTTGGCGAAAATTCGTTTCAGTATGGAAGCTGACGGCATTAAGGAAGTGGAAGTCAGCAACCAGAACCGCTTGGCATTCGAGAACGAGAACAAATTCTTATATCCCTATCTTGCACAGGCACAAATAGGGGACAAGAAACATAAGTTCCTGCTGTATGCCACCGGATTGGAAAATTCTTGTAGTATCTTGAAAGATTACATCGAACTAAACTATATGTTCGGATTCACCTTGACAATGGTCAAGGAGTTCGATTCTTGCGTGATTCTTACTGACAATTTGAAAGAACGCAAGGTAGATGATGCCACCCTCGAAGAATTAAAAGATACATTCCTTTTAAACGATTCTGTAACGGAAGAAGATGAAGAAGAGGGAGATTCCAAGCCCAATGAAAAGAAATTCTATCAGATTGAGACGAAAATCACATTCACGGATGGGGAGAATGAAGACGAGAGAGTTCAGACTTTTGTCGTGAACACCTTCAACGTTGACAGAGCAATGATGCTTATTACCCACTATCTCAAAAACAAAGAGGAAGAATGTGAGAAACAAGCCAAAGAAAAGGGACATGAGTTCAGAAAGAGGGAAATCCATACAGCCATTGAATCTGCTAAACCTATCCCGGTCGGGCGTTTTATTCCGAAAGAGTTTTCAATGGCTTATATGGAATAACTTTGTTAACCTGCCTGCTCGGTCTGTGAAGATATGGCAGGCGAACATGGAGAAGTGACGGAATTGGTAGACGTTAATCAAGATGTGAGGTGCAAAATTCCAGGATAACCGTTAATAACCAAGCCGGCAACCTGCGAGACATCTTAGGTAGAATGATTTAAAATCATATAACCGCAAAAACACCACTCGTCCCGGTTCGAGCCCGGGCTCTCCACATAAATGTGAGCCACACATAAATGGCAAGGGTTAGTAAATAATGGTTGTGCCCCGGAGAATACGCTTCGGGGCTTTTAATTGTAACGTATGGAAAGTTGGCAAGAAGTGACAGATTTAAAAACGAGTATTGTACGGCATTTCCAAGAAGAGGTTGGTGCTTCGTATGACTTTAGAGATATTATAGACAATCTGGATGACGATGAGGTTTTGGATTCTATCATAAGTTGGGCGAAAAATAACGGAGTAAGAATTTTTAATGACAAGATATGCCATACTACATAAAACGAACAAAGGCCAAGAAGAAAGACAAGCCTTTACCCTTGTTTGATAAAGCAGGGGTAACAGTAAAGAAAAAGCCGGATTTGAAAGCTAAGCTCGACAAGGAGTTTTCCCTTTTTATCCGGCTTCGTGATGCAATGCCAAACGGGTATTTTAGATGTATCTCGTGCGGACAGATAAAGCCGTTTACACAAGCAGACTGCGGGCACTATTTCAGTCGTACACATTTGGCAACACGGTTTGATGAGAATAATTGCCATGCCGAATGCCGGCACTGCAACAGGTTCAAAGCCGATCATTTGGAAGACTATCGGGTGAATCTGATAGCCAAAATCGGGCAACAGAAATTTGACTTGCTGAAAGTGAAAGCTGATGGTACTTCCAAAATGACTGATTTTGAGTACGAACAGCTAATCAAGTATTACAAAGCACTTAATAAGAAATTACGAAAGGAGAAAGGGTTATGAGTTATAAAAAATCATGTAATAAGATGCCTGATTTGTCAGGACATAAGTTCGGTAGATGGCTTGTATTGCATAAGGATTTGGATAGATTAGACCATAAAGGAATTAAATCTTATTATATCTGTCAATGTGATTGTGGTTCTATTCATTCTGTTAGTGCTTATGGATTACGAAATGGAACATCAAAAAGTTGTGGGTGTAAAACAAAAGATAGAATCACTAAGTATAATTATAGGCACGGTTTGTCAAGAACTGATATTTATAGGATTTTTAGATGTATGAAAGAACGATGCTATTCACCTAAACATTCAAGCTATAAAAATTATGGAGGCAGGGGAATAGGTATCTGTGAAGAATGGAAAAATAATCCTGAGTCGTTTGTTAATTGGGCTTTGAATAGTGGTTATCAAAAAGGGCTTACTATTGATAGAAAAGATGTAAACGGAAATTATTCTCCTGAAAACTGTAAATGGGCTACCAGAAAAGAGCAGGTTAGAAACCGAACTAATACTGTATATATACATATTGATGGCAATCGGTATTCTCTTTCTGAATTTTGCGAAAAGCATAATCTTAGTTATGGAGCCGCATGGCAGAACTTTAGGAGAAATAATAGAAATGAAGAATTATTAATCAAATACTTATTGAGAAAATGCAATTCCGTTTGAGAGATTACCAACAGAAAGCCTCTGATGCTGCCGTTTCTTTCTTCAACAACAAGGCGAAGAAAACAAATGCTATCATGGTGTTACCTACGGGATCGGGAAAGAGCCTTATTATAGCGGATATAGCCGCAAGACTTGATGGACATACCTTGGTGTTCCAGCCCTCGAAGGAAATACTGGAACAGAATTTCAAGAAACTCTGTTCATACGGTATTCTTGATTGCAGTATCTATTCAGCATCCTTTAACTCAAAGGAGATAAGCCGGATAACATTTGCCACCATCGGCAGTGTGAAGAATCAACCCGAACTGTTCACCCATTTCAAGAACATCATCGTGGATGAATGCCACCTTGTTAATCCCAAGAAGGGAATGTACAAGGATTTTTTTGATGCAGTGAAGTGTAAGGTTCTTGGACTGACAGCAACGCCATACCGTTTAAGCTCCAGTCGTGATTTCGGCTCCATGCTGAAATTTATCACTCGGACACGTCCGGCAATATTTAAAGAGGTAATTTATCATGTACAGGTATCAACTTTACTTGATATGGGATATTTGTCTAAGTTGAACTATTATCCAATGAATCCTACCGGATGGAACGAATTGAATTTAAAAGTTAACACTACTGGTGCTGATTATACAGACAGATCGGTACAACGAGAATATGAACGAATTGATTTTTATAGTTTCTTAGTTCATATAGTTCAACGGCTTGTTAATAATCAAAAAACAGGCATTAAACGGAAAGGTATATTGGTATTTACCCGGTTCTTAAAAGAAGCCGAGAGGCTTACTTACTCTATCTCTGGTTGCGCCATTGTTTCCGGTGACACTCCCAAAGGTGAGCGTGAAAGGATTCTCGAAGCATTCAAGGCTGGTGAAATTTCGGTAGTGGCGAATGTCGGGGTATTAACCACCGGCTTTGACTATCCGGAACTTGATACAGTCGTTATGGCACGTCCTACAATGTCACTTGCTATGTGGTATCAGATAGTAGGTAGGGCCATCCGACCACACCCAAATAAAGAAGCTGGGTGGATAGTTGATCTATGTGGAAATATTAATCGTTTCGGATATGTAGAAAACTTAAAACTTGTTGACGGAGGTAATGGTAAATGGGCTGTATTCTCAAATGGTAGACAATTGACTAATATAAGATTCTAAATATATGAGTTTAAAACCAAAATAATATGGCTGGTAGACCTACCAAACAAGGGATAGATTATTTCCCTATGGATGTCGGTTTCTTTTCAGATGTTAAGATAAGGAAGATTTCGAGAGCATGCGGTTCCCAGTCTGCTTCTATACTTATTTGCCTGCTGTGTAATATCTACAAAGATGAAGGGTATTACATTGTGTGGGATGAAGATTTGCCTTTTGTTATTGCTGACACAGTTGGGGTTTCCGAGGGCGCAGTAAAGGAAGTGATGGTAAAAGCTTTACAGGTCGGATTTTTCGACAACTCGCTTTATGAGAAGTTTCATATATTGACTTCATTCGGAATACAAAAGCGTTTTCTTCTTGCCACCTATCAAAGAAAAGAAACTGAAATTATTCCTGAATATCTAATTAATAATGCAATCAATCCAATTAATTGCACAAATAATTCAATTAATCATGTGGATAATGAACAAAGTAAAGTAAAAGTAAAGAGAAAGAAAAATAATACCCCCTCACCCCCTTTGAAAGGGGGAGGTGGGAAAAAGAAAAGTGAGCCTAAAGCGATCAACGTAAAGGCCCGCTTTCTTTTTGAGGATTATTTCAAGAAAACTTTCTCTGATAGCTATTATTGGACTGCCAAAGATGCAGGGGCTATGTCTCAACTATTAAAAAAACTTAGATTTCAGAGGGAACAAAGACAGATGGATGTTTCTGATGAATCTCTGCTATACGCACTTCAATATCTTCTTTCATCAATTAAAGAGGGATGGATATTTGATAATTTCAGCGTAACCAACATCAATTCTAAGTTTAATGAAATTGTATCTCAAGCAAGAAATGGAAACAATCGGAAAATTGATACAAAGCCGGACGAAAGCTCCGCCGGTATCAAATCAATCGTATTCGGAAAGCAAAGCTAATCAGAAACAATGGAGTAAAGAACAGGCTGATATGTATTGGCGTAATCAACTTGTTGCATCCATGAAAGCGATCTCGCCAAATTTTACGGTTGATGATAGTAATCGCCAATTGCTGAAAGCTCTTTATCAATGGGTTTGGGGGATTCCCGGAGTATTTGATGTAAGCAAGGGGTTGTTGCTGCATGGACCTATTGGGGTGGGTAAGTCCACCTTGTTGAAAGGGATGCAGAACTATACGGCAAAAATCGCCCGTTATTGTATTGGTGGTGCAGATGTGGGGCTGACCTTTCAGTTTACCAGTGCTGCCGAAATTGCCTTGCAGTTTGCCGAGAAAGGTATTTCCGGACTGAACCTATACACAGACAGGTCGTGCATGCACAATCTTGCTATTGACGAGGTAGGAAGGGAACCTATGGATGCCAAACACTTTGGTACGGGTATTAATGCCATTCAGACCGTATTGCAACTCCGTTATGAGCAGCGATATAATTTCTATACCCACATGACTACGAATCTTGACCCGGATACAGAGCTTTCTCAACGATATGGAGCCTATATCGCTGACCGGGTGAAAGAAATGTTTAATGTGGTAAAAATAGAGGGAGAAAGCCGAAGATAATGCCAAAGAAAAAAGAAATCCTTTTTGCTGTGTATTGTCGAAGATGTGCATACGCTAAAGATTTTATTGAAAACTCATGCTTCTGTATGGTAAAAAGTCATAGGGTATGTGCGTGTGACCGATACGGAAGAATATGCGAAAGATTTAAAGGAAAAAATAAAAACAAATGAACAAACTAACCATAAACGACTTACCCGAAGATGTCTTAGAGAGAATGAGGAGAGCAATTAGAGAGGATAGCCAAATGATTGCTCTAAAGAACAAGCACTCCCAGTATATAATCAACAGGCAATATGCCAAGGCTGTTTTGCTAAAGGAAAAAATGCAAAAGATAGAGGATCGGGTAATACGCGAATATCTTGACAGCTACGAAGGTGAAACGGAGAATATGCAGAGCCTCATGTCTGATATGTCACCCGAAGACAGGGATTATATCAATACTTGCACCAATGCGATTATTCTAATCTGTGACATGATAGAAACGTTTACAATGGACTTTAACCAAGTTCTTAAGAAATATCATCCTGATTACCGATTGGAGATGTACGATAAGATAATGCAGGTAGGCAAAGAAGCTAAGGCCCATGTACAGTTCATGTCGGAGTGTACGGACAATGTCTATCAGTGCTCATTTGCAGACAGCGCGGATGATATTACGGAGCTCGTGAGGAACAAGGCCCGTTCGCTAATACGCAAGGTTAAGGCTAAGGAGGAGAATAAATGAAACTAATCTATAACGCAATAATCTTTCTCATGGACTGGTCTTCGATAGAAGTTGAAGATAATAAGGAATGGTTTTAATAAAAACAATTATGTTAGTAAATTATATACAAATATCCTATGTATTGGGTATAACATTAATGGAGGCTAAAGTAAAGATGGCGCCTCATTTGGCAAAATGTGTGGATGCTTTAAAAATGGGGGAATGTGATTCGATAAAAGACGTTATCAAGCTAATTAATAGAGAGGATGTAGTAGAAAGCAATGCATTAAATGAGAGGTTTCATCATCCTTCTATAAAAATTGATGGCAAAGACCGTATTGAATATACTATTAATAGTCTAAGAAGAGGAGAAGGGCTTATGCTGTTGACAAAGAAAATAGCAGATGATACGTCTTGTTTAAAAGCCGGAAAGATAACAGGTAAGTATAAAGCTTTATTGCATATACTCTCAAGAGAAGATATTGATTATATTAACAGTGTCATTCGCAAGAAACACAAGGAATTCCTACTGTAACTAAGGCGATGAAGTTTTTAAGAAATAGAATAAAATTCTTTCGCCCGGACGGTACTCGCGGAGATTCGCCCGGATGTGGCAGTATCCTCATTGCTTTTGGAGAAGAAAATGCAGAAGTGCTAAGGACGTGTGATATAGCAGGTAAATATGTACGAATAAATTAAACTAACAACAATATATTATGAAAAAGAAATTAACTCCTGATAATATTCAGGAACTTACAGAAAATCAGATATTCGTTTTTGGCTCTAACATGAACGGTAATCATGCCGGAGGGGCAGCAAGATTAGCCGTAGAAAAATTTGGTGCAGTGATGGGGCAGGCAGAAGGCATACAAGGCCAATCCTACGCCATTCCAACGTTAGATAAGGATATGCAGAAAATAGCCGAGGAAGAGTTAACAACCTATTTAGGAAACTTCCGAGAGTTTACTGAAGAGCATTCGGAAAAGGAATTTCTTCTCACCGCCATTGGTACAGGAATAGCCGGATTTGATACAAACTATATGGCGTACATGATACTTAGAGCAAATCTTCCTGATAACGTTACTCTGCCAAAGGAGTTTACCAAAATAAAAGGATACAAGGGTTTTAATCCAGATATGACATGCCGAGGGTTTAAATACGAAGAAGGCAAGGACTACGAGGAGGAAGGAGAAATAGGAGCTTGCAAAAATGGATTTCATTTTTGTCTTCATCCATTGGATGTCTTTGGATATTATCCGCCTGCTTATATAGGTATGAATAAGTTTCACGAAGTTGAGGGAAGCGGTTATATGGATGCGGATGAGGATGATACAAAGATCGCTTGTTCTAAAATACATATCGGAGCAAAACTCGATATAAAAGGGCTTGTGAAAGCAACCGTATCTTATGTAAAGGAACGGTGCACTAATAGGAGTAATGCAAATCCGGGGTTTCCTGCGACCGCTGGTAATTATGGTGCTGCGACCGCTGGTGATAGTGGTGCTGCGACCGCTGGT